AAGCCCGCTTAGATTTTGTCGTTAATTTCCATCATAATCTTTGTCCTTTATTATTTTTTCAATATTTTCTCTAACGGTTTTAAATTCAAACATTTTACCTACGCCGATAAAAAATCTATACCTGCTGCAAATTTTTAGAACCTCAACGCCGTTAATTTCGTCGAGAATCCTTTTAACAGAAGGGGTTATGTCAAAGTTGGTATGTCCAACCCAACAGTCAAAAGTAGTTACAAGTGATATTTCATTAGCCATATCGTTTGACACTGGCACTGGAAGTATTACATTCACTGGCTCAGGGTTAAAGTCTTCATCTGGTGAATATCTCACTACATCTTCTTCAGTATGTTCTGAGTCTTGGGGGTCGCTGTCTCTGTATCCGTCTATTATGTTGCTCATGAGATCCTGAAACAGGGGTGAAGAAAGCTGGTTCTCAAGAACGTCCTCATACTTCTGCCACCCTATCTTATTGTTGATTTTCATGAACCATCTCCATTTAGATTGCGTCTTGCGGTTTAATACACGGCTCCTCCTTCTCTCCCTCCTTACTTTTCTTATTCAGTGGTTCCAAAGTCTCAAGGATTGCAATCATCCTTAAGAGATCCTCAGGGTTCTCCTCTGCTAAGAACCCGTCTTTTACCATTTCCATAGTTGCGTTAAAAAAGGTGCAGCCTATAAGACCACCTAATATTGTAGCCATACCTTCTATAGAAGCTTCTTTATAATCTGTCAGGGCGATGTCTACCCTTGGTTCGCCGTCTTCCACAAAAAAGGTGATCGCAGCGCCCTCAATGGGGATTTCGCTCACGGCTTCAGGGGTAATCTCTTTTGGTGGTGTTTTTTTAAAAAAATTAAACATATTCTATCATATTCTTTGCTGTGTTTTCCCAGCTAAAACGCTTAGCCGTTTTTATGCCCTCTTCGTTTATGCCTAGTGAGCCTTCTGATTTAAGTTTATGAACATCTCTCATGTGTTCTACTACTTGGTCTATTTCGGAATTCCCTATTTTTGCCCACTGCCCCGTTTTTCCATCAAACCATTTGCCGTCGTAGGCCATCTCTTTTTCTTCTATCGTCACTAGACGTGAGTTTTCTTTAGTACAAAATTCAGTATGTCCAGAATAATCAGTAATTATTAAATGTTTGCCACAGGAAAGCAGTTCTAAGGCTTCTAAATTCCAGCCTTCTGCTCTAGATGGAAACAGCCCACAATCAACTCTTGACATTATATTATACACCTCTTGAGAGGTTTCAACTCTGCTTATAATTTGTATTTTATCTCTCAAATCAGAATGTTTGTATAAGCCTTCCCACTCAATGGTTTCAGCCTCACTACAGAATGGGTTATCACACATCATCCATAGCTCTACGTTGTCTTCAGGGGAAAACGCTTTGTTGAAAGCTCTGGCTATTACGTCATGACCTTTCCTAACTTCCCACTTCCCGCAATTAAAGAATATTGTAGCATCTTTTTCCTGATTGTCAAGAGGGGAGGGTGAAAAAATGTCACTATTTACCCCTAAAGGTATAATATAAACTTGGTCTGACCCTATTTGGTCACGAACAACCTGAGCAGCCCACTCTGAACACACGAAAATTTTGTCTAGAGAGGATAGGTGGTGCGTTTCAATGTGATTGAATTTGTCTAACTCAAAAATAGGGAATCCAACTTTATCTCCACGGCCTACGAATTGCGCCATGTCGTTTTGATGCCAAATCCTAATGCATGGGGCAAGCCAGTCTGGTTTTTGAGCGTTGGCTATAGTGCGATGTATTAGGTCTGCATCTTCCTGAGTGGATACCTGTGGTTGAGAAACTGGCCATAGTGACACATCAGTCTGGCTGTCAAGAGCCTTCGTTATATTGAGTCCTACAACCCCGTATCCTAACGGGTTAATTGGTGCTATTAGATTAATCATCTTTTTTCTTCCTTGGGAAAGCCTGAATACTCTGTGGGTGAATACAAAACCAGAAGGCTTGGGTTTACGAAAATCTTTCCTTCTCTACTGCGAATTTGTTCGTGTAGAGAGACGTGTTCACAGGATACTTCCCCATTGAACGTGAGAGGCCTGTACTCGCACTTAATCAGGTCGTCATACTTGTATATGCCAACGCCCCCAAAATTTGAAGAGACCTCTACAGGGGGTTCTCCGGTATTGAGGTCTATGCGATCATATGCACTCCAACCTTGAAAGAAACCGTCCTCTAGTGACCTAAAAGTCCAAGTGTCATAAAATATCTTGTCTGTTGCTCTACGGTCTTTTGGGTTAGGTCTAAACAGCACGCCGTTAGACGTCATCGCGGCCCAGTCGTCATAGGAAAATGAAGTAAGCAAGCCGTCGTAAGACCATCCCCCAACTAAATCCCCATCAACAATTATCACATAATCGTAGTCTTTGGAGGATATCTCATCTAAGTATAGGTTTCTTATTGCGCTCATCTTTGTGGATCTCTCTATGCTTATAGATTCAGGTGATCCGTCGTTTGGGAATCGTGTATTGTTGGTGAACTCAGGCTGTATTAAGGTGATCCTTTGGTCTAGCTTGCTATACTCTAGCAATCTTTCGGAAGTCCCATCTACAGATCCGTCCTCTACAATTATAATGTCCGCATTCTTAAAAAAAGAAGACATTCTGTTTATTCTACACATGTTTCTATCCAGAACAGGCATAGTGTCTCTGCACAAACAGCAAATTGCAACGTTAAGATTTTTACATACTTCTAGACCGGAGACTATACGGTCTTGAAAGCTCTCCACGTCTTGAGGAGAAAACAAGTCTTCTGGAAATCTGGAATACAAATACTCATGTTTATATATCATAGCTCTTTAATGATCTCCAAGTGTTCCGCAAGGGTGACTAGGGACGTGTCTATTTCGCCTAGAGACGAGCATAAAAGCGTATCGTTAGGTAGAGGTGAAAGGCATGAGCAGTCATTGGAAAATATACCTTCTGGAAGATTCTTGGCAAATGTAATTGCAGCCTTGAAGGATTCTAGCTTATCTTTTTTGCTCAAGCGATCCCCCCAGTCTTCACTTGGGTTTTTGTGAAACACGTCCAGTACTTGTACGCCGAGGGATTTTATTGTTTCTAGATCTTTTTCGCCTAGGTCTGGAGCGTTGGATAAAAACATGTGAACTTCGTCAAACACCTTGCAGACATCTAAAGCAATGGCTTTAAAATCTTCGTCACCAATGGTGTCTGGCGTGTCTAATATTATTGCGGCTTTTCTGCGAAGGTTTTTTCTCCCTTTTGATTGCCTACCGTCCTGTAGCCTTAATATAAGTTTTGATAAGCCGTGCTTGGCAGCAAAGTTGCTATAATCTTTGATATTGTTTTTGTTGATACCGCCTTTTAGTTTTTTGTTGCACAGCTCAACTTCTTTTTTTGACTTCAGGGTTTTATCTAAAAGCTCTACGCCTTCCTCAAGTGAGGTGCTAGACAGGATCAATTCGGCCTCACTGGGATCAAAGTCTGGGTTGTCGTTTAAGAACGAACATAGAACAGCGTGTTTCTTTAGACCAAAGGGGAGGCTTATACCAACACCAGCTCTTATCAAAGAGGATAGCTGACCCATAACTAGGTCGTGGAAGTTTTTTTTGTGGTGTATTAAATTGTTTTGTATAGATCGAATTGTTATGTTGGCCTTTTTTGCTAGGGTAGAAAGGGAGGCCTCGTTGATATCTGTCAAGCACGGCCCCTCTAGGTCTTTTAGCAGGTTTAAAGCCTTACCCTTTATGGCATACCCACCCCTAGAGAGCAGCATGTCAGCTTCCGACAGGTTCTTTTCGCATCTGACTATCCCACTGGGAGGACTCATAAAGTTAATACCCAAGCTACCCAGAAGGGTTGTGTCTGGGCGGTTTAATATATCAAGGGATTCTATAAAGTATTGATAAGTCTGTGCGTCACATTTTGAGCCTATGTCTAAAGCAACGATGGTGTCTTCATCGTGTATCTCATCAAATTCCAGCAGACCAATGAGGCTCGTAAGGTTTCCGTAGTTATCGCAACGGTGTGTCAGAATGTTGTCGTTACGTGGCAACAGGTCTACGGCAAAGTGTTCAAGATTTTCTTGAATGGGGATGTTTATAATAATTCTGTCAGGCCTGATAAGCTGGCTATTAAGAAAGACTCCTATTTGATCCTCCAGAGCAACGGTTTGGTCTGGGAATAAAACTAATGATAATATATTCAAGAGGCTGCTCCCTGTATTGTATCCATAACTCTAGAATGCAGTAAGTCGCACTTAACGTTTATGCAATTTAGGTCGTAACTGCAAATCTCGTCTTTATAGGTATCTAAGTTTACCGGACTGTAAATATTTTCACAGTTTTCTACGTTTATATCTTGGTTTAAAAAGATACTTAAGTCGTGTAATAGCTTTTCTGGATTGTTGCAGTAGTCTTCGTACTTTATAATCTTGACGTTCTTGACGGCGGGGTATAAGAAATGTAGCCAGTTGGACGTGTATGACATCCACTGGTCTATACTTGTTGACACATCATCGCAGAACCAACTTGTTATTTCGGGATGTCCTGCTTTGCTTTTTCTTATAAACGACGCTATCGTAGGGGCTGGGTCTCTGTAACATATTATGTAGTATGCGTCGGGGTAGTTCTTTGATAGGTAATCCACTGTGCGAATGTTTTTGCAATATTCCGGGTTTTTGTCTCCAAAAAAATCTAGCTCTATGTCCTTATGCCGCCCCGGTAGTCTAGGCGGAATGCTAACATCCCAGCCTTCTTCTGCCGCATACTCCAGAAACCTTAGCTTGGTCGCGGCTAACACAAATGTCTCTAGTTTGAGCAGCATGCTCTGCCGCATGGCTTGTTCTACCCAAGGATATACGGGGTATTTTTCCCTTGCTTGGCTTATCAAAAAAAGAACGTCTTCTTTTGACATGTTTTTTAGTTCCATCGCCCTGCTTAGGTGGGGGTTTTCCATATCTACCCTCCCTTGAAAGATCTCCCTACCATCGAAGTGATACGCATACATTTCATTGGCGATGAATATATTTTCATTGTGGTAGAGAAGGGCGCTAAGGGCGCTTGTGCCTGTTCGTGGACAACCTGTTATTATAATATCTTTAGGCATGAAAAATCTTGGACACAAAGTCTTCAACAGTTTCTACACTGTTGGTTATTATAAAGTCTTCTACTTCTGTTTTGGACATTTTGATTTTAAGGCTCTTAAGGACTGAATAACAATCATCTATAAGCTCTGCGTCAATACAGGCAGTCGCCACATGAAAGTCAGCATTTGGCTCATCTATGATAGCCCCAATTGGGAACATGTCTCCACCCATTGTGAAGGGTTTGTACTTGTGGGGGTTTTTCTTTCCGTCTAAAAAATAATACATACATAGCGAAGCGAACCCAAAGGCTACGAGTTTCCCAAAAATCATACTACCTATAATTGTATTCATCGTCTATAACCCACTAGCAAGGGAAGTGATCTTGCATAACCAATATACGCCAAAGGTTATGGTAGCGGTGGTAGCTGCCCAACCAAGTGTTATGAGCATGCGGCTGAAGTGTTCTTTTATATTCATGGTTTCCTCTGTTGTATTATAGCTTATAAAACGTCATTGTCAAGTAAAAACTTGACTAAAATAAAAAAAAGCCCATTTTACCGCCTGCCCCGCTGAGGGTGGGTGATAAGGCTGGGCTAGACCTTAGAGGTAGCTTATGTGATATTAGAATCCTACCTCTTGAACAGTCTCACGTTCCCGATCCGCATTTGCGTTTTGGGAGCTTTGACTATTCGGGCCGAGAGAGATCTCGTCAGCCATTACGGAATAGGAGGTTCTACTAACGCCCTCTTTATCCTCGTAGTCGTCACACTTCAATTTACCTTGAACAGATACAAGGCGACCCTTTAAAAGGTACTGGTTGAGGCTTTCAGCCATCTTGCCGAAACAGACAACGTTCATGAATAACGTCTCGTCGCTTCGTCTATCATTCACGGCCAGTCTGAACTTCGACATGGAAGTCCCCTTCTTGGTCGTGATCTGTTCTGCGTCCTTAGTGACGCGCCCTGTCATCAATAAACAATTAACATTCATACTAAATCTCCAATGCTGATAAAATTCTGCCACGTACTACTTGGCTGTTGCCTCGGTTAGAAAAATTCGTCGTCGCCTGATAAACATTCTCAGTAAACGTTTTGGTGAGGCCAAGTGCCTTACCAGCCTTCAGGGTTTCTCTCTTGTTGGAACCATACGTCCCAAGACCCTTCCGGTGAGCGACTGCGGTGATGGGGTTTACTGAAACACCCTTAGTCTTACCACGAGTACCAGTCGCTCCAATAGCCTTCTGGCTACCAATTTCCCAGTTATACGTTGACGAAACATTTGACAAGTTGTCATAAAATTCACTAATCTGCATTAAAATCTCCTTTTAAAATCCTAGTATACTTACTCTTCAGAGCCACTCTCCGACACGGAGGGTTCACCAAGCTCTTTCACTCCTTCTTCCAGATAATCACGAAGTTTCTCGATATCGGAATCAATCATGGTTTTCTGTTGTATCAACTGCTGTATCTGGCTCTCCACATTCTTGAGGTGTGCTTCTGCCATGTCTTTTGTACTAGCCATCTTCTTCTCCTTGTGTAATTATTTAAAAAAATCAATGTTCACGGGTTTTTAGGGTCATTTACCCCCACAGCGGAAATCCAATGCAAGCTCTAATACGTGATGTTTTGTGCTTTCGCCATGACCCCCTAAGTTGATCCTCACCAGAGCTTAGATTTGTCATCTCGTATTGTTCGGCAGGGATTGTGAGTCCCATCAAGGTCGTGCTTGGTTTGGTTACCTAGCTGGCCTGAGCTTTACGTCCTATATTTAGGACGCTCTTTTCTTAAACTGTCTTACACTGGTTCTAGGTGAAAACCTGATCTAGCCGATTTTGACGACTAAACCCGAAGCCCTTTTTAGGTCAAGCGCAGAGGAAGAAACTTTCCACTAGTATATTATAGCGTCGGTGCTAGTAAAAGCCACCGAAAACTACCGAGTTTACTGTTTTTTCTCAGGCTTATTCATAGCCGAAGCTGGGACGATATAGTTCATCGGTAGACTCGACCCATACTGTTTCTTTTTCTTAAACAAATCGAATCGCTCTCTTGATATCTGACCAAGAACCTCGACCTCATGTTTTTTTAGATTAAATCTGGTAAGCACGTAGAGGTCAGGTGGTGTTCTCTTGTCGTATTCCTTTACCGTTATTTTAAGCTCAGGCTCTCCTGCTCCCATGTAGGTTATTGTCTTCACCTCAACACCCTCAAAGTCTTGACCAGAATCTCTCACTGGGTAGATTTCCTCATCAACCTTCTGGTCTGTTGCTAATGCGTATCCAAGCTCCCCAATCACACCCAAGAAGTGAGCCATATACTGTCTGTCCACCCTGAATTCCTCAGAAAGCTCTTCCTTGCTATCATTCATGAACCTAGAAACGTCCTTGTTCCTAAAGGATTCATCCTTTGCGTCATGTCTTTGTTTTGCTAGACCTAACGCATAGTTAAGCTGTTTACTGTTAAGTTTAAACTTCATATCTTAGTTCTCCTATCATATTATACTGGCCTGTTGTCTTGGTTTGATCCTAATCAATAGGGTGAGACAAACCACCCTTGATTTTGATTTATCAAAGGGGTTGAATCTAGTTAGCCACCACGTAATTAACATTGTAGTCTCGCGTAGGTGTGGGCAACCAATAAGTTTTAGGTTTTACAGGAAGGCCTTGAGGCGCTAATGTTTTACGGGGCTTAAGCTCATATAGCTCACCACGTTCAATCCGCAGGCGGGGAGAGTCAAAGTAGTATCTCTTAACCTTTGGCTTATTAAACTTTGCCCTAAAAGGAGAGGTGATAACCTCGCCAACCCCTAGAACCGTTGTCGTTAAGCCCTCAAACAACTTCTCTCCCACATCACCTACAAACCCTCCGACGCTTTTCACAACGTCAACTGGCGACGCAATCTCGAAAGTTAGGTCTGCCCTTGCTATGTTCGTATTTACGCAAAGAACAATAACAATCATCATTATAATCTTTTTCATCTTTTTCTTCCTTAAACTAGTTCCGTTTTTCTAGACCTATCAAGAACTCCCTTGATACGATCCAGCTTGACAGTAATTTCTTGCTTCCACTCATCACTTCTTACTTCTCTATTAGTGTAGTCGATCTCATTCTTGGTCATGTAGACAGCCGATTCAAACTTATCCTGAAAGATAGAGACTACCTCATACTTACAGCATCGAAGTTTTTGAAACCGAGAACATGTAGGAACGCTTACAACGTCCATTGGATTAACTTTACAGATAACAATATTGTTTCCACCATCATTATCACCATCACTATCTTCACGATTCTTCAGATTAACCCCACCATACATAGCGGCATAATCAATAGCCCCAACATGCAGACCATTAGAACAGCCACGATCACGGTTGCCATCAACCTTGTCACGAGGAACCTCGCAGGTTGACCCTACGGAGTTATCAAAACTATTTGACCAGATATCCTTGAAGTTTTTATCTACAGCCTTATAAGCTAAGAAGGATCCATCACTAGTGATAGGCATGTGTTTGTTATCCATGAAATCGAATAACTCTACAATGGCGTGGTCAGACGGGTTCTGACTTATATTATCCAAGAAGTTAAGCATAGGCTCAAAAGGAAACCCCTCTTGTAGCATATCGATTATGCGTCCAGTAAACATATCTGGCATGGGAATTCCATCCCAAGTCATTTTACTACTGGAGCAGCTAACAAACCCCTCACAGAAATCATTGATCCGTGAGATAACATCATAAGCTGCTTCAAAGTGTTCAAGGTTGTTGTTCTTCAGATAAGTCACCAACTTATCATAACTTGGATGGCTTTTACCAAACACGTAAGTTTGCCCAGCGGCCACCGCGCTTACGGTTCCATCATTAGCGATAACATACTTCATTTTTTCTCTCCTGTTTCAATTATAAACATGTATGACCTTATTATAACACAGTATCGGCGATTGTCAACCTATTCTTTATTAAATAACCTACTTTTTTTACTATATCTATTTGGGTCGGCGAGTCCTGTGTCCAGCCTGTTACTATCCGTGATATAATAATGGGTATCATCCTTACATAATACCTCACCTTCCTCAAGTGTTAAGTTCATATCTGCGTTCCACTCAGGTACAGACAGGTGTTCTACTACCATTACTTCATGGCTTCCAAACCTTGACGGCATGGCTGTTTCTCCTGAAGTGTCGTGTTTTTTTGTGTTTCTTGCCATTTATTTTCCCCCCAATTCGTGTTCGTCCAAAACCCCATCATAATACTTTTCTACATCCTGCCCATTTTCTCTAAGGAATTTTCTAATCAGTTGATGGTCGTATTTTTCCATCATTAGATTCTTAAAACATGCTGGACACATAGCCACCACCTCATCCTCGTGTCCCTCAACGTAGTGCAGTATCCTAACCTCAAGACCCATAATTAACTTTTGTTGAGACGCTCTTTGGGCGTCAAGTAAGAATAACTCTTTCTGAGCCTCTCTCATGTCGATAAGCGTTCCTCTAATTTCATATACCAAGACTGTAATAGGTATCAGTAGTAAGAAGTAAAACGCATTTCTATAGGCTTTCATAATCATTGATCCCAGTCTGTCTCGATGTAAATTGGCGTTCTTTCGCCAACGTATGCTCCAAAAGTATTAAACTCAAGCCACTCCCAAGCCTCCTCTAGGCTCATTTCCATGTCGTTAATACATATGTCTACCATCTTTGATGAATCATATACAACCCTTCCCCCATCATGACCAAGAGATACCCCTATGATAGCGTCGTCATAATCATCAGCAAAAAGAAGATCATCCTCCCCGAAGTAGTCACATAGTTTTTTACGCATATTATCCATCCTCTGAAAACCCCTCTCTCCACTGGAGACTCTCTGAGTCCCAACCCTGTTTGTATTTTCTCTTCATCTTTCTTTCCTTTTCCCTAATCATTTTCTTATTTTTTCGTTCAGTTTCTACATCGTCCCAATCTCTTCGATTGGCATGATAGTTCTTTTTCTTTTTAGGCATGGCTACATTCAAAACCTTTCCTGTAATGCCAAATTCTTAGTTTTATCTCTGCTACTAATGTTAGCGGTTTTGTTATATCTTTTAATCATTTTTTTTCTAAAAAATCGTAAATTTTTCCGAAGTCAAAGAATCTCCACCTCTTGTGGTGTTCAGTGTCCTTGCCGTTATCAACATTTTCTAGATAACCCAGCAGTTCTTCCCAGCTAGAGAACATATGTTCTAGTGGCATCACTCCGAACATCCAACTGGGAATATTTTCAATTCCCTGCTCACATATCACCAGTAGAGGCTTCTTCTGTTGTATAGCTGTGAAAGCCTCGTGATACGATCCGCAAAGATGGACAGATACATCCATGTGCATTACCACAAAGTGGGCGATGTCAATCATCCTTAAATCCACTGCGGCTATCTCACGCATTGACTTCTTTACTTCTAAAAAGTCCCTACTTTCTTTTAGAGATTCAATTTTCTCCCTGAATCCATTGTCCTCTTTTGCGAACTCCGTAGGCTTATCACAAGGGTCAAGGACTCCTACCCCTAGCTTGTTAAGCTGAGGGGTAATCGCCTTGCGCCATGTCACGCCGCCATCAGCGACACGATCCATAGCCCCACACAAATAGCACACAGTGTGTTTCAGTTTTCCCATTACTTGGACTCCACTAGGTCAATATAATCTGCACAATTCTGTTGGACTCTTGTTTCCATGTAGTACGACCTAACATTTTCAAGCATTGGGTATTTCCCGATAGCTTTGTCAAAACGGCTAGCGAAGCGTGTTTCTGCGTCTTCTGGTTGTTCACTCTCAACCCGTTCCATATTTGGGCAAAACCTAAAGCACTCCTGCAAGTCTTTTATGGTTTCCTTGACAGCGTTAATCTCTTCCATGTATAGATCAAACTCAGCCAATATCTGCTTGGCCTCGCTATTGCTCTTTGTTGAACCAAGAACTTCTCTCCAGTCATCGCTGGTAGCAGAGATTTTGTACCTGTTAATAACTTTGGTAATATTATCATGGTGTTCTTCCTTAGCCTGCTCAAGAAGGTCTGTCAATAGCTCACCTCCACTTCCCCAGTTATCACGATTATCCAGCTTACTATTACGTATCACCGACGGCTTGACGAGGTAGAAATTATATTTTTCCATATCGTATCCGAGTGCTGACAGGGTGTTTATGATCTTTTCTATGTTTTGCACCCACACACGCTTTCCATCAAACTGCACCACGCCTCTAGACTCTTCGATATAATAAGCATCTTCATATTTGACACTCATCTTACAGTCCACAAACCCGCTTTCACGCACTTGAGGCCTAGCTTTGAATAGTTTGGCGGGTATACTTCCACCGCCACCACCACCAGAGCGTGAGCCACTATATTCTGGCTTAGGAAGGCTTGAGGTAAGCATAATATTTTCCTCTGTTGCCCCACCTAGAGTCTCTAGAAATTCATTAGCAGAGTTCGGGTTGTCTCCATAATCTTCAGCTTTAAAGTAATAAACCGAGAATGTTTTGTTTTCCTGTTGACCCTGCATCCAAGTGCGGATGCGAGAAACTCCACCACGATTTAAGTCGTCTACTACAAACTTGTTACCTACCCTGAATCGAATATTTTCTACGTCTATGTTTACGTCGATCTTCTTACGCCACCCCGACTTACAATAATGGCTCACGGATAGGCCTTCCTCCAGTTTAACTGTTGGCATTATCCCGAACCCATCGCAGTCGAATATCTCCTTGTCACCCCAAGAAATGGCTGTATCCAGAGTCTTCATGACAGTACGGATAGACCCACAGTTGTTACAGAGTTCAATGTATTTCATTCTAGCATTAAACAGGCTGTTTTGTCCAGAGATTTGTTCTTCCATAGAGGCAGCTATTTCAAGAGCAATGTTGTTAATTATACTAACAATCCTTGCCTTCGTCTGGCCGTTATAAGAAAGAGACTCTCGGCTAGGGGTAATGTCTACATCCCCAATGTCAGCGTAGATATTTAGGCCGCTTGATGCACTTAGGAAGTTGTGAGCCTGCTCGTCTTTAATTTGCTCGCAATCCAACGGGTAGGCAATTTGACCCATAATGACATAGTTATCATACGAACCCTTCTCAAATTCCCAACCATCGCCTGACAGGAGAATGTCTCCATCTTGGAAGGATACTTCCGCACCAACCAAGTTAGGCCGAACCTTGAAGAACTGATAGATTTTCTCCCCCTCGTTCTTGAACTCCCATATGTCGCTACTCTCCACAGAAAGAGAAACCTTAACTCCGTTAGCTTCGTTTGTCGTGGATTCATCTAAAATAGAAAATATTGGGCTACCATCTTCGCCCTGATAGGCAGTATACACACGGCGAGTACCATCAAGGTACGCTTCTACCGTGAACTGATTACAGTACGCAAAAGGAGCCTTACTGCCAAGACCTAGACAACCAACAGCATCATTGCTTTGATTACGAGTGCTGCGAAAATAGGTTGTGTACAACTGCATACAATCCTCGTGATCCATACTTGTCCCATAATCACGGACATAGAAAGTAGGCTCAAGACGGGTGGGTAGATGAACGTCGAATGGCTTGTCTGCCACTCCAGCATCTAGATGAGAATCGTAGGCATTTGTTGAAAGCTCACGAATTACAGCCTTGATCTTATTAGAATAAAGACCGTCAGATAGGATAAAGAAGGCCTTGGCAGAGGCTTCTATGCTGAAACTAGATTTCTCAAAATTTCCAGACTTTTCAACTTTGTTTGTTTGTGCGTGTAACTTCATTCTTGATTCTCCAGCGATAGTGTGCTATTTTCCTGTGTACGATATCATTATATCATACCTATCGGGATTGTCAAGAGAAAACTTTATTAAAATCGCCAGATTTTTCTGTTTTCCACATTTACCACTATGAAATGGTACTTAATTCCTCTTCTTCTTAGGTCAGTAATAACGCCGAGAGCAGTATTATAGTACTCATCTTCGCCTGACTTGAATAATAGTATTAGACCAGCTTCGGAATTTGTGGCTATAGAGTAGCCGAGAGATTGGCCGATACCTTCAGGCCATTTTTTACACCAGTCAACTTCATAGGAGATATTATTTTTCTTGTCATATATATCAATCCTTCTCCCGTCAGGGAGAGTGTACTCAATGCCTTCATCCTCAACACCAAGTACACTCTTAGCTACAAACTCAACCCACTCAGCTTCATTGCTTGTTGAGTCTGGAACCGTATCGTAGGTAAAGCTAGTAGCTAATACTAGTACTAACGTGCCGCACAGTGCTGTGATTTTACTCAGTAGCACGGATGCTATCACCTACAATCCAACTCGCCGCCAGAATTACTACATTCTGAATCATAACTGGGTCAATGACCCCTTCACCAACGATAGTGTCGGAGATTACAACAACAATTGCTGCAACACCAACCCAAAACCGACGAGAATTAAATAGAGTTTTTAATTTATCCATTATTGGACTCCGATAAAAACTAAGTTTTGGGAGAACCTTTCCACCCCTCTAACAACAAGTTGAGGGCGTTCTCTCCTAAAAATCTTCCAATTGTTCTTTCTTCGTAGCCTACCGAAACCAGATAGTCCGTGATTCTAGGTAACTGTGACACATCCACAATCTCATCTGGTGGATCAGTGAAGCCATCGAAGTCTGTACCAATGCCTACGATTTCTTCTCCACCAACATTTATCATATGATTTAAGGTTTGTTCTATATATCTCAATCCCATACCTGTGCTGTGAGATGTCAGCCAGTAATTCATAAATATTATACCAGCGACACACCCATGATCGGCAAACCATTTCAATTCCCAGTCTTGCAGGTTATATGTCAGTCTATTTATTTCATAGGCTCCAGTGTGGCTAGACAGTAGACATCTCTCAGCTTTATGACTCTCCGCTATTTTATATATCTCTTTTCTAGCACTTAGTGTGCAGTGTGATATATCTATTAGCATCCCAAGTTCTAACATTCTTTCTACTACAAACACCCCTCTTGGTGTTAGACCCTTAGTCTCGTCCCACTTGGAGAGAAGTTTTTCCCAATCTCCATGATCGAAAGCATACTCCGGCCACGGGAATACTGGGTTCACACATTCATTCGGATAAAAATGAGCTAGAGTTAGATATGCAACACCTCGATCATTTAGCTCATCAAGTTTCGTAAACATCCCAGCCCTAGCACCAATCCCCCGCCTTATATCGTCAGGATAGTCCTTTGCCGAAGTTCCTTGTATAGAATGTGCGCCTTCAACTGAGTGAATAAGGGCGATTGAGTTTGTTTTGACAGCATCTAAGATCATGTCCGGTTTTGTGCAGTGTACTATTTTTCGCTTATTCTCTGCGTTTAAGTTCCACGCCTTTGCCTGCTCTTCAACATCGTCTAACAACGCACTTACAGCTTCATAATAAGAAGACTCATATATCTTCTTTCTAACCTTTGGGGCAAATAGCAAAAGCCACTTTGCCAATGCCATGTCTTTGTACCAACCCCCTTCTGGAACGTATGCGGTTGACAGTAAAACGTCCACGCCGCCATCCGAAACCTTTGGGAAAGATGCTCTATTCGCTAAAGGCCAGAATGATCTCTTGAATAAGGATGGTAAGAATTTTTCTTTCCTTGACCCTAAATCTCTGTGGAATATAGACGCCTTTATTGCTGGGTGGCAGTGAAGGTCAACTACAATAGAGTTATCATGTAATTCTTCTGGAGTCATTATAATAATCCTTTCACCATCTCTAACAAGCCGCCTCCAGACATACCTTTAACGATCACAAGGTACGCTATCACAGCCGCAGCAATCATAAATACCAACCATTTTCTCTTAGTCCCCACAGCAAGAGCCTTAGCGGTAATTGCTTTGATCTTTTCAATTCGGAAGTTTCTCTTTTCTTTGGCTTTGGCAGCTTTTTCTTGCTTCTTTACCTCACGGTCTATTGCCCGCTGCTCCCTTTTTGTTTTTTCTTCTAAAGTCTCGTCAATAGCAGCTACTTCATCTTCTTTACTATTCCACAAGCCCGACACCCAATCTAACATCCCCATCTTAAATCTCCATTTCTAGTATGGTATCTACCTTACCACTTATGCTAACTTTAAGTCTACCGCCTTTAATAGCTATAAACCAAGTACCGACACCTTCTTTTTGTATTTTTGTTGTATAAAACAAATCGTCTGCATTTACTTTATGTCCAGTAAACACAGTAACCCTACCTTGCTGCCACCCATCCAGAACCCAGTCTGGCGATGAATGTCCTGCTGGATTTGTATAATTTTTATACAGTTTGACCTTCTCTTTTACGATATGCTCTGGTCTGCCGTAGTGGTTATATAAAGCATTAAGTATTTCCCTATCAGTAGGAAATGAAACTTCAACTTCCCTCGTGAGGGGTTTTGTTTTGCCCTTTGGTTTATCTTGTAATTCGTTCACGATGATCCCCTTTACTATTAACGATTGTATTTGTCTGTTATCCTTACTATGTCGTCCTCCTTACATAGTCCGGCCTGCATTTCATAAATTATCAGGTCGTCCTCTCCCCCATTTGCAACCTTGTGGTCTTCGCCCTCCTTGATTACCACCCAGTCTCCAGAGACAAGAGAGTGGTCGAACCCACCTTTTGTTAATACTCCTTTTCCACTAGATACCAACCAAAATTCTGTCCTGCTTTCATGATGCTGATACGAAATCTCCTCGTTTGGGTAAATGATTATTTTTTTAAAGACAATATCTTCTTGTCTAAATATGTCAACGTAAAATCCCCAAGGCTTTGCTTGGATAGGGTTCTCTTTATCCATGTTTCCTCAATGTTTAAAATCTTATCTATATATAATAGATGTTTTGTTATCTAATTTCACAAAATTATACCATATTATTATTGTTTATCAAGGGTTATTTTAGAAATTAATGAGCTTGAGGACTGTGTTTTTGTTCCCCCTACGTTATAAGCCGTACTAATACCACTCTTTTTACAGTATTGTTCCTCTGGAGAGTTTCCTCTGGTTCTATCGCCTCCGTTACAAAACAGCATACTATCAAAAAAGTAGTCAACCTTACATTCGTTATGGATTGACTCTATTGTTTTAACAACTGTTTCATCTGTGTCTATAGACATAACTGCTTGTGTAACACCCTTAATAGAGCTTACTATTTCTACCCTCTCATATTCGCTCATAAAAGGTGTTGATCCCTTCAGGCTGACCTGCGCATCGTTATTTACTATGACAACGAGCTTGTCTCCCAGTGCAGCAGCCCCTTTAATATAGTCGATGTGTCCAGTATGAACTGGGTTAAAATATCCTGATATAACTACTACCCGCATATCTCATCTCCTCTCAGAAATCCTATTTTAGTTGGTTCCTCGTGATTCTTTACGGTAAAATCATCTAGAGTGAACCAGTCTCTTGTCCTTGTTTCACCACTCCACCAAGCACATTCGTACTGCACTATATTCTCTGCGTGTATAGCGACTGTTACAATTTTAGCCTGAATATCTTCTGACAGAACAACATCCGTACCAACTTCATATACTTCTAGCGTGTCTACCATATTATTTTCCTTTTTTCTTTTTTTCCCACATCTCTTGATGCTTTATTTTTAGTAGCTTTTCTTTGTCGTTAATAATGTTACTATGTATTCTAATCTCTGCAAGCTCCTTCTCGCTTATCTTATCAGATTTATATGTTGTTTTTTTAGCCATTTTATAGTTCCGTTTCTTTTTTCCATTGGTCTACTGCGGTTACAGCCTCCAGTTTATTATCATCCAGTGCAGTGATTCCAGTAGGAATTGAACCTACAACCTTTCGGTTAAAAGCCGAAAGCTCTACCAATTGAGCTATGGAATCTAAGTGGAGATAGAGGGACTTGAACCCACGACCC